CTTTAAATAAAATATCATTCTCTACAGGTAGTATGTTTGGTTTAACCAATTTAGGTAGAGGTATTTCTGATTATAGAAGAATGAAAGTTAATTATGATTTATTTAATAATGTAATTAACAAAGCAGATTTTGAGCATGTATGTTATCCTTTTGGTAAAGAAGCAGGAGAGCTTCCAGCAGACTTTACAAATAAAGATATTATTTCAGGTAAGATTAAAGCTTTACTTGGGATGGAAATGAGGAGACCTTTCTCTTGGAAAGTTGTAGCTACTAATCCAGAAGCAACTACTAGAAAAGAAGAGGAAGAGTTTTCTAAATTAAAAGATTTTGTAGTAAATTCTATTATAGCTCCTATTAAGCAAAAGATTGAGATAGAGCAAGCTCAAGCTACTAAAGGACAAGATTTAACTACAGAAGAAAAACAAAGAATTGAACAAGAAGTAGCTCAAAAGCTAAAATCTATGACACCTCAAGAGGTTAAAAGATATATGGCAAGAGAGCATCAAGATCCTGCTGAAGCATTAGCACATCAGTTACTTCAATATTTAATTCAAAAAGAAAATATTAGAATGAAGTTTAATAAGGGTTGGAAACATGGACTTATTTCTGGAAAAGAAATTTTTTGGGTAGGTATAGTGAATGGAGACCCAATTCTAAAAGTAATAAATCCTTTAAACTTTGATTATGATAAATCTTCTGAGAAAGATTTTATTGAAGATGGAGATTGGGCATGTTATGAAATGTCAATGACTCCTTCTGAAATAGCAAAGTATTTTGGTTCAGAACTTACTAATGTAGAGTTAGATGAGTTATATGAATCTTACAATAATACAAACTCTTTACCTGATGCAGCATTTACTTTCAGAGAAGATGGAGTCTCAGTAAATCTAGGTATTAGAGTTATACATGCTGAATGGAAAGCATTAAAACCTTTTAAATTTATTTATGGTATAGATCCAGAAACAGGAGAACCTTATGAGGATATTGTTGATGAATCTTATAAAATGAATATAGAAGCAGGGGACTATAAAGAAGAAACTGTATGGATCCCTACTAAATATGAAGGATATCAAATAGGGAATGATAAGTTTGCTATGTTAAGAGAAGTTCCAGGACAGCATAAAGATCTAACTAACCTATATGAATGTAAACTTTCTTATATAGGTTCTACTTATGATAATTTAAATTCTTCTACTACATCACTTGTAGATAGAATGAAATATTACCAATATTTCTTTAATATTTTATGGTACAGAATAGAATTACTTATAGGTTCTGATGATGGTAAATCATTATTACTTAATGCTAATTTAATACCTAAATCTTCAGGTTTAGATATTGAAAAATGGATGTATTATTTTAAAGTTAATAAACTAGGTTTACTGGATCCAACAGAAGAAGGTAATAAAGGAAATCAAAATATAGGTGAAGCTGCTAAAGAAATAGATATGTCATTAGTATCTGATATTCAAAAATATATGCAATTAGCAGAATATATTGAAAGAAGATGTGGAGAATCTGTAGGTATCACTAAGCAAATAGAAGGACAAATTGGTACTGAAGAAGCAGTAAGGAATACTCAACAAGCTTTAGTTCAATCAGCAAATATTTTAGAACCTTATTTTGATATGCATAATCTTATTAAGAGAAATGTATTACAAGCACTTATAGAAACTGCTAAAGTTGCTTATTCTGAATTACAACCTAAATCTTTATCTTATGTACTAGATGATATGTCAGTAGCAATGCTAACTCCTGATTATGAATTACTAGAAAATTCTACTTATGGCTTGTTTGTATCTAACTCTATGAAAGCAGATGAGACTTTACAAACTATGCAACAATTATCACATGCTGCATTACAGAATCAACAAGTTGAATTATCTGATGTACTTATGATTATGAATTCTGAATCTACTCAAGAGGCAGAAGAATTACTTAAAGTTGCTGAATCTAATAGAGCTGAAAGAGAACAAGCTATGCAACAACAACAAATGCAATCTCAAGAACAACAAGCTGAAGCTCAAAGAAATTGGGAAAGAGAAAAAATGGATAAAGAACATGAGCATAGAATGGCAGAGATTGATCTTAAAGGTGAAAAAGATATTCAAAAACAACTTATCTTATCTATGGGATTCAATGAAGATAAAGATCTTGATAAAGATGGAATGCCTGATGTACTTGAAGTTGCTAAATTTAATGTAGATGCTGATATAAAACAAAGAAAACAGGATCTAGATGAAAAGAAACTAGAACAACAGAAAAAAGAACACGAAGATAATAAAGCTCTTGAAGAGAAAAAAATAAAAGCTCAAGTAGCAAAAAAAATTAACTCAAGTAAATAAAAAATTTAAAAAGCTATTAGCTATGATTTTACATAGTTAAGTTTTAAACTGTAAAAAATTAAATAATTAATCTTAAATTTGCAAAACAATTATGGCAGATACAACAGAACAAACAGTAGAAACATCTCAAAATGGTTTAATGGACTTTAATTGGGATGAAAGTGGTGCAGACTCATTCTTTGGTTTAAATGAATTTGGTGAAGAACCAAAACCAATTGAAGAAAAAACTCCTAAACCAGTAGTACAAACTACTCCACCTCCTGTAACAGAAACAATAGAATCAGATAAAGAAGAAGTAGAGAAACAAGAAGAATTAAGTTTTTTTGAAGAAGAAGATAAAACTAAAAAAGAATCTACAACTGATAATACATTTTATGAAGATGTTTATAAAGATCTAAAAGAAGCAGGTATTTTTAAACATGTAGAACTAGAAGATGGGGAAGAGTTAGATGCTGATAGATTATTTGAGTTACAACAAGAAGAAATAGAAGCTGAAGTTACATCTAGATTAGATGCATGGGCTTCACAAGAACTAGATGAAGATGCAAAAGCTTTTATTAAATTTAAAATTCAAGGTGGAGATACTTCAGAGTTCTTCAAAACTTATCAAAATACATCTGAGATTACTCTTGGTGATATTGAAGATGAAGATTATCAAGATAGTCTTATTAGGTATCAATTACAAAAAGAAGGTTGGGACAGAGATGAAATAGAGGATAGATTAGAGTTTTTAACTGAATCTAATAAGAAATCAAAATTTGCTGAAAGATACCATGATAGATTAATCAAGGAACAAGAAAAAGAAAAACAAGCTTTAGTAAAACAAGCTGAAGAACAAAAAATCAGAGCAAAACAACAAGAGGAACAATTTAGAGTAAGTATTAAAGATACTTTGGATACTAATAAAGAAATTAATGGAATTAAGTTTACAGATAAAGATAAAGGTAATCTTATTAATTTCTTAACTAAAAGAGAAAAGTTAGAAGATGGAAGAGTAATAACAGGATTCCAAAGAAAACTTTCTGAATCTTTTAATGATCCAAAGAAAATAGCACTTCTTGCTAAAATTCTGAATGATGATTTTGATTTTAGTTCTTTTGAAAAATCAGCAATTACAAAGAAAACTAAAGAAATAAAAAGAAATATAGAGCAAAGGCAAAGCATGAGACCAACTGGTTCTGGAAGTTCATCAGGTGCAAACAGCTTAGCTAGCTTATTTGATAAATAAAATTTTTAAACAATTATGGCAACATTAGGAAGATTAAAAACAAAACAAATGCCTTGGCATGCTAACATGACTGAGTTAAATCACTTGGGAGCTGCTTTGATTGCTAAACCTACAGTTTTTGAAGGGAAAATGAATCAACTTTTCTCTGCTCAGAATTATTACTCAGATAACCCACTTTCAAGTATTGCTTGGACTTCAGGAGCTGAAAAAGTAACAACTTCAAATGAGTGGGAATGGAAGATGAAAGGTGCTAATACTAAACCTTTGGTTGTATTAGAAAATGTTGAACCTGCTGCTAATACTACATTAGGACAGGGTAGAACAACCTTTAAAATTAAACTTGATGAAAACTGGTTCGTAGCAGGTGATGTTATTAGCCCAGGAACAGCAGGACAAAGGTATCAATGTAGAATTATGGAAGAGCCTCAAAGACATGGAAATGGTTGGGTTTATATTGTAAGATTAGTAACAGATGACTTTAAAGCATTTTTACCAGCTACACTATTACAACCAGGACAACAATGGGCTAAACTATATTCTACCTATGAAGAAGGTGCTTCTCAAGATGGTTCAACACAATATGCTGCTCCACTTACATTGAGAAACTCTCTAGGTAAATTTAGAAAAAAATATATGGTAACTGACTATGCAGCTGAAGAAGTACTAGCAGTAAAAATTCCTGATTCAAAAGGAGGATACCATGATTCTTGGATTAAATATGCTGAGGTAGAATATTGGAGACAATGGTATAGAGAATTAGAAAGAGCTTACTGGTATAACAGAAAAGCAAAATCTATTGAAGGTTCAACAGGTAGATCTGTAGATTCATTCTCAGGTATACAAGAACAGTTAGAAGATTCTCATACTCACTATTACACTGACTTAACTGCAAAACTTATTGAAGAATTCTTACTAGATATCTTCTATTCAAGAGTTAAACCAGGTTCAGGTAGAAAAATTAAAGTATTTACAGGAGAATATGGTATGTTGTTATTCAACAGAGCTATGCAAGATTTACTAGAAAAAAGAGGTTGGTTTATTGCAAATCAAAACTTTAATCCAGTACAAAAAACTAGTTCAGAATACAACTCAAATGCTTACTCATTTGGTTACCAATTTGTTAAATATATTATGCATAATGGTGCTGAGTTAGAACTTGTTCATAACCCACTATATGATGATAGATCAATCCACTTTGAAATAGATCCTATTACAGGATATCCTGTAGAATCAATGAGATTTACTTTCCTTGATTTCTCAGGAGGAGATGGACAATCAAATGTTCAACTTGTTACTAAGAAAGATGGGTACAAATTTGGTTATGTTAATGGTATGGTAGGACCTTATGGACCAGCTAAAGGAGGACAAATGAGTCACTCTGGAGAATACTACTCAATGCACGTATCTAAAGAATGTGGTGTACACATTGAAGATATTACTAAGTGTGGAGAATTAATCTTAAAAAGAAATGTAGGATTTTAATTAAAAAATTCATATATTTGCAGTTGAAAATTAATGAGGGGAAAATCCCCTCATTAACAACTGTATAAAAAGAGAAAATATGCAATTAGTAGAAGTAAGACCAATTGAAAGAGAAAGATGGCATGGGTTAAAAGGTAAAGATGCTATTACCAGACCAGTAGTAATAGAAGCCTTGTTAAGTAGTACAACAGGTAAACTTGCCACAGGATTAACTCCTGAAGATAGAGAAAGACTAGAAAAGGAAACAGGATATGATTTATCACCTGATTATAAAGCAGGAAAACCACATTCATTTTGGAGTAGTCCAGCAGCTTTTGTAAAGCTAGAGCATAAAACAAATATCTTTGATATAAGTAATCCATTGGATGAAATTAGAGTAAAGATTATGAAGGCTTCTGATTTAGTAGCCAATTCACAAAAAGAATATGATGAAGGAAAATTTCCTCTTGCACAATTTGTAATATTTGATGAAAGAGAAGAAGTTGAACTTAAAGCATCTAAAGCAACAATTAAGAGAAAAGTTATTATTGAAGCTAATTCCTTACCATTAGAGAGAAAAGCTGATGTAGTACAAATCTTATTGGGTATAAATGTTAGAAAACAATCAGCAGATTATATTGAACTTAAGTTAGATGAAGCAATAGATAAAATAGGTCCTCAAGAAGTATTAAATTTAATTCAAAGAGACAAAGCTAGAACTTCATTACATGCTACAGTACTTGAAGCAATACATAAAAATGTATTAAGAAAAGATGGTACTTCAGTTTATTATATGGATGATCAAATTGGATTTGATGTAGAATCAGCAATAGATTATCTTGCAGATAAAAAAAATCAAGCATTAAAAGCTCAAATTATTGAAAAACTAAATTAATAATTATGAATATAAAGGAAATGCAATATGATATTAAGTTTAAACTTAATAAGGTGGATTCAGAGCAATATAGAAATTTAAGAATACCTGAACTAGATTGGGTTATTAATGAAGCTTATGAAATCTTTGTAAAATCTATTGCAGAACCTAGAACTTCTAATTATTTAGGATTTGAAACAAGTCAAAGAACTATTGATGATATAAGAACAATAGTTATAAATGATAAAAGTTTAACTCCTATAAAAATAGATAATAAAACATATAGTGCTACCTTACCTCAGGATTATATGTTTTATATTTCTGCAAATGTTGTAATATCTAAAAAAGGTTGCTCAGATAGAATTGGAAGAGCAATAGTAAGACAACATGATGATAGATTTGAGATAAGTCCATTTGATGATTCTTCTTTTGAATGGAAAGAAGTAAATATCAGATTTTTTAATGGTGGTATTAAATTATTCACAGATGGAACATTTGAAATAAAAGAGGTAAAATTAAATTATATAAGAAAGCACGCATATATACATAATGCTCAAGACTTTTTGCCTACAGGTTCTTATAAACTCCCTTCGGGACAATTATTAACAGGTATACAAAATTGTGAACTTCCAGATCAAACACATAGAGAAATTGTAGATATAGCTGTACTTATACTAACTAATAATTTGGAATTACCATCTTATCAGTTAAAACAAGCAAAAGTAAATTTAAACCAAACTTAATTTAAAACTTAAAAATTATGAGTAGAAACAATGATGTGTTTCATTTGTTAGTAACAAAAGGAAACCAGGCAGTTTTAGCTAAGGATAAAAAAGTTACAGAATTAGCTCCAGGACAAATTGGAGTATTCAACTATGATACTAATTTATCTTTTGATGCAACTGTAGCAGCTGCTCCAAGAAACTTCTACCTAGCAGTAGGTGTAGATGCAGGGAATGGAACTACAGGAGATATTATGAAAAGTGCAGGTAGTCATGTTCAAGGTAAAAACATTGCATTCTACAGTTTTAGACCTCACACACCTGGAAGACCTATGAAGGTTCTTTTAAAAGATTATGTAGCAAATTGTGAGACAGAATATGGTATTAAACTAGAACTTAGAAATCAAGAAATTTACAGAACTCAAGGCTATAATCAGTTCACTAAAACATACACAATGAAAACTTCATGTTGTGATGGATGTGAACCTACTTGCCCTTCTGGTGATGCAAATGAAATAACTAAGCAACTATATATCAATATTAATAATGATACTTCAGGATT